CTTTAAAAAGTCGTTTAAATATTCTGCAAAGCCCCGTATTTGTTCTGTATGATGAATTGGAATCAACCATTCACTTTCATTTTCACAATAAACGTATAAAGCACATACTTTTTGCTCACATACATGTTGAGTAGGATTTGTGTATATAGGAACTATGAGCGTTTTGTTTTCTGCTATTATGCTTAAACAAGTCTTTATGTCAGATTCATAGTCCACTATCATATAACATATAATAGTAAATAATTTTTACGAATCCAATCCGTTGATATCCGAAGGTGATATAAAGTCGTTGTCAGTATAATATTGAAGTGGATTGTTTAAAAATATAGATAATCCTGGTAATTGTTTTTCTGCTCGTTCTATTTCAGCAATATTTGTGTCTCGAACTCCAGCAATAGTAACAGTACCTTTTGTTGTAGTTTGTAATGGACCTGCAATAGTCCATTTAACTTTAACGCCGACATATAGTGATGGATCTATTTTTTTAATAGAATATGACTCATAAGTTTTTTTGTCTACTTCATAAAATCTGTTTTCGTTTATTTTTTTTAATATGAATCTATCAATAAAACCATCATTAATATTTTGACGTGTAATTTTTATATTATGTGTTTTAAATGATTCATAATTTAATTTTATAGTTGTTATTTTATTATATTCAATAATTGCAGGATCTAAAACTTTGTATTTAATTAATTTTTTTGATTTTTCTGGATTCCATTTTGGTTGTGTATACACTTCACCTGTAGAATATTTATGATATAATCCAATGTATTCTTCATTATCCACAGTCATCCATTGTTGACCTGTTGTATACAAATCAGTTACTATTTCATTGGCGCTATAAAATGCTTTTATTCTCATTCTTTAAAGTCAATTCTTGGTCTCATTATACATTGAATATCAGTGTTCCATTCTCCAATTGCAGATACACTATGATTTATTCCGATAATACTAAACACAGTATTGTTGGTATATCTAGCCGGTAAGCCTTTAAATTCTAATACGTCACCATATCTAAATCCATTAATACCTTCAATTGTAAATGATGCATTAAATGGTATAACTGGAGCTTTTAATTGATTTGTATCTTCTAGTTTTGGTTTAGGATACTGAACATGATTTTTTACTGCAGTATGTAATGCTTCTAGATTTTCATCATTATGATCTTGTCCCCATTTTACAATGGCTGATTTCAATTCTTTTAAATATTGTTCATGTCTAGTTTTGTATTTTTCTTCAATTTTTTTAACAGTGTCTACACTAACAATGTTTGATATAGTTTCATTGCCGTCTTCCGTACGAGACACAGTATTAGCACTATACATATATGATAAAAATGGAGCTATTTCTGATTCACTTATGTCTCCTGGATCTTGATTAAGCACATATGCTAAATTAGAAGCATCACTTGGAAGTTTACCATTAAATGAAAATGATTTTACTACAGTACCTGCAGGATCATTTGCAAACATTGGAACAGCGAATGGTTGTGGAACATTGCTAAATGATTTTACATTGTTGCTATCATAATACAATAAAGCATTTTGATTTTCTGGATGTGTAATAAGTTTAAGATCATATGCTCCGCCTGATACATAGTATATTTGTGCTGAAATTCTTTTTAAAAATTCATTGACAGTAAATATTTCTTCTTTATTCATAGCATTCAACGTTGTTTGAATAAATTCCATGGAAATATACATTAATGTGCAGAATGAAACTGGATTTTTGTTGTTAGCATCAGAAAATTTTGGTTTATCAGCATTAAATTTTTCATACCATATTCTAGTACCATATTTATCCTGACCGGGGAAAAATACTGTTTCTGGATCTGCGGATACTAAATCCGGATAATATTTACATGTATTTATATCTCTGTCAAATACAATACTAACATTGCCAACAATTGATTTGGCTTTTGTAATTATGAATTGATTTAGAAACTCAATTAAAGCTTTTAAGCTTATGTATTTTTTTACAGGTTGGCCGGCATATGGAGCTCCCCATATATAACTAACGTCTTTAAGACGAGGGTCGAATTTACTAGTAGAATTAAATATACCTTCAGATTTTTTCTCGAGAAAAAATTGGGCTTCAACTATTTTATTAACTTTATCATAAAAATTTAAAAAAGGATTACGTGCTTCTGCTATTACTTGATTTACTTTTGCAAGCTCTTTTAATTCCGAATCGGATATTCCTTCTTCTTTTCCGATATCACTCATAGCCATTGATAAATCAGTATATACTTGTGATGTTCCACGCATAGTTAAACTTGCAGCTACGCTAGCATCTTCTTGATAGTCCAATGTAAATGAAATAATTACACCGTCAAACACAAATGAGTTCATTCGTTTATATTGTCGTTCTTCTTCTTGTGTAATATCTGGATATAGATTTTTTAGTTTTTCCGCAGAAGGCATTGACCCAGGTGTCAAAAATCCATCAGTATCTTCTGAAACAATAGCAGTATCTGGATGTTCTATAAATACTCGTACATGCCGGCCGGGTCTCAAATAAACTGACTCAAAATAATCTAAATCTCTGCCAGGATTTGGAATAGTAACGTTTGCAGTAGCAGTTTGCATTATACCCATCGAATCATCTCCAATTGATATGTCTAATCCTGTTAAATATGGAGGTATTCTTTTCGATGTATTGGTTTTTCCAAATGGAGTTTTAACACCACCAGTTGCATCAGTAACTGTGAATTTTCGGTCTGTTATATATCCTTGTGGACCAGTAGGTAAAAATTCTCCTTGACGAACTTGTAATCCTCCTAACACTGCAGGAAGTATTGCTGTTTTTTGATCAACTACTTCGTCATTAGGTTTATTAGGATCATCAACATATTTAATATCAAAAGGAGTTATTTGCACGTTAGCAATTTTACTAACCATAAAGTTGATATCTTTAGTTGTACGATTTTTCTTACCAGCAGCTGCTCGAGCTAGTAATTCTTTGCGAAGATTGTCATCGACTGATGTATAAAAAATATCACTCATCTTGTTCTATTAGCTTGTATAACTTGATCTAAAAAATCTGTCTTTGCTGGTATACGTAATCTGGTATCAGCAGGGACAATCAAAGTTCCTTTACCTAATCCGTTTGCAGCTGCAATAACCCACCACAATGTGACGTCCTGATAAAATGTGTTTGCTAATTTATCTAATCGATCAGTGCTTGTAGTAATTATAAAGGTATCTGCAGGAGTAGCATCTATTGTTGGCACGATAGTAGTAGATCGTTTTCTTTTACCTTCTTTGTCTTTTATTATGCTTGTTGTTGAATATCTACTCATAATTATTCTCCTCGTTTACCTATAGATGTATCTGTTCTTTTTCCAATTTTTGATTTTCGTTTTCCTGCAGATTTAGTTTGTTTTTGGACTATTTCAAATAATTGTTCTTGTGATAATGTTCCGTTGTTTTTAGTATCACTTAACCAATTATCATTTCCTGGTAATGGTAATCCAGTTTCTCCATCATGGCGTTTAGATAATGAATAAAACTTGCCGCCTTTTTGTGGTAACCAATCTGTGATAGGTGTTAATGTTAAATTAACATCAATTTTATGTGGAGTTTGCATCATTTGTGGATCTTGTTCAATGTTTATTTCCCAACTAGTATCAGCTGCGGCTAATGTGTATCCTACACTTTTTAACACAACCGGTTGTTGATTAAATAAATCACCTATGGTTATGCGCATCCATGGACCAACCATTGCAATATTATCATTAGTATATTCTGGAGCAGTATATCCAGCAAGTGCATTTAATTTTCTCCATATAGGTTTAACTTCATCTCTGTCTGTGGCATATACCGTAAAGTCTAAACTCAAGTCTCTGCTAAATCCACCGTATTGATAGTTTTGATCTCCTCTACCTATAAACTGAAATCCGTTCCAAGCAGCATTAAAACTATCTGACAATGAATTTATCGTTGCTCTAAAAACTATTATGTCATCAGTTTCGTCTGCATCATTTAGTCCTGCATGGAGTTTAGGTCCAGTAAAGAAAAACTTTATAAAATCAGAAGTTAATCCTGCTTTTGTAAAGTCAGGTAGCTCAGCTCCAAATACTTTAGGTTTTGGTAACCAACGATATGCATCTTTCAATGTGCGTTGGCTAAAATCTATAACGTTAACTTTGTCTCCACGAAATGGTGTTACTTTAGACAATAAATTTTTAGTAGGCGACCAATTTCCAGGATCTTGTGAAAATTGCGGAATACCAATTCCCGTTGATAATATATTAAATTTATCTACATTCACAATTCCTGCGTTCCATTGTGTGGCCACGTGACTTTGTGCGGTAAAGTCGTTTCGCAAAGCAAAAGGATTATCATGATCACCCCAACCATACAGTGTTTCTAAATTAAACAATGAATATGGACCATATGGTGATATAGATGCTGCTGAATATAAACTGGATCTTAAAGAGTTTTTAAATCCTCCTCCTTGAGCCTTTGTCATTGCAATAGTTCTCAAAGCAGATGCAGCTCCGTCTACACGTTTACTTGCTATACCCAATTTAATATCAGCATTTTCAATTTTATTGCCTTGAGCATCTTTTTTTGTAGGAAATTTTCTAGCTCTAAAATCAGGAAATTTTATTCCAATATTATCAGTAGATTTCATAGCATTTGGTGCTGCTACTGCATATGTTGATTTGATAGAATAATTAGTAGAGCTATCAGTTAAACTTTGTCCTACTTGTGCTACTTGTGGAATACCAGACAAACTTCCTATTGCACCAGCTGCAAAGCCGGCTGCTTTTTGTGCTACATTTCCCAATGTAATGTTTGTTGTTTTAGCTTGGAGCGGTGTCCAATACGATGCATTTGGATATGTAGTGTTAGTTGGCATTATACTCGTTTCCTTCCGTTCATTGATGTTTCACCTAAAACATTGTTTCCACGCAATGTTGTTAATATGCTTGATAAAAGGGCTTCCATTTTACCATTATTAGAAACCATTCCCCCGGCTGCTAATTTAACTGGTCCACTGTTAATTTTGTCTAATAATGGTTTATATCTTTTGGTAGCTGCTGCGTTGATAACATATTCACCATCTGATAATCTGGCAGGTATTGAGTCTGATGTGCCAGTACCTGGACCTGATATAAATCCACCGGTAGCGTTTCGACTGACTTCTTCTGTGGTTTTAATATCACTACCAAGTGGTCCTTTGACTATTTTAGTTACTTTTTCTAAACCTTTAGCTAAATCTCCTAGCTTTTTAGATACTAATGGAATTCCTGTTTCAGCTAATTGCCTTAGCGGCGTAAGTGTAGCTGATAATCGATCTCCTGCAATTCCTAATGCGCCAACACCTTTAATAAAGTTAGCATCTTTAAATGTTTCATTTGCATCTTTTGCAAAATTAATCATTGCGTTGTTTCCATCAAAAATAGCTTTTCTATTAGCTGCCATTGCAGCTCCTGCATCTTCAGCACCTTTAGGTCCTAATGCACTTACACCATCAACAGATACACTTTCACGTATTGCTTCTAAATGATCATTGGCTACTTGTGCTGTTGTTCTAGTGTCTGATGTTTTAATTAATTCATCAATTTTTTTAACTTTTTCAGTCTCGCCAGCTGCCACTGCTTTTGCTCGCATATCTGCAATTTTATCCTGGGCATCGTCTGCTGTCATGTTCATTACTTCTTCAGCATTTAAACTTACTAGTAATTTTCTCTTCTGAATCATTTTGGCTAACGTAGCTTCGTCAGTTCCCATTAACTCTGCTGCTTTCTGTCTTGCAAATAAATTCTTTTCTAGTGTTTTGCCTTCACTAGCAATAAATTGATTCATTAACTCTGCTTGTTTAGTAGAGTTACCAGTTACGGTTGCCATTCGATATTCATTTGTTAAACTTTTACCTTGATTGTCTAATAAACGACGTCCGGTGAGTTGCTGATATTCCATTTCAGCACCAATACTAGATTCTATATTTAATAAAGATTTTCCAGTTCCATGTAACGCTTCCATGGATGTACCTAATAATCTGGCTTTCATTGTGGCTACTTCTAATTTGTTTCCAACACCACCATATTGCAATTGAAGATCTGCTCCCATACTAGCTATGTCTTGTATAATTTGTTGTTGTTGTTGAACTGCATCTATACCGGTAAATTTTTCTAATGCTCTAGACATTTGTTCAATTTCACCTGCTGCTTGGGCTCCTGTTTTTCCAATACCTGCTGCATATAATTCAAAACTATTTGCTCCTTCTGCCGATAATCCAATATTGTTTTGTAAATATGCTTGTGTTTTTATGAGCTCTCCTACCATTTCTTGGCTGGCTTTTTTTGAAGATATAAATCCTCCGGTCATTTCTTTGAGATTTGCTGCGTATTCAAATAATTTTTTACTGCCAATTTTGAGACCGTCGGTAGTTTTATCTGTATCAGCTACTAATTTTCGTAAATTTTGTGCAAATACCACAGCGCCTTTGCTGCTCATTCCAAATGCTTTGTTTAGCTCTTTATTTGATTCTTCAAGAAAATTTTGATTTTTTATTGCTTGTAATACAGCTTTATTATAATCTTCTTGATATGCTTGTGCCCGACCTATACCTGCACCAAGTTGATCAAACTCTGAAATATTTGCACTTAAAGCTGTTTTTACACTGTCTAATGTACTACCAATTGGTTTTAATGTTTTTACAAAACCATCCAATTGTGAGTTTATTTCTTTAAAACCTTTTGATTGGCCGAATGACTTTAATGATTTATTAAGTCCATCTAAATCAAAAGACATACCTAATTTAGGTTGACGTTTTAATTTTTCAATTGATATATAATTTTTAGATTTCAATACAAGATTCTTTATTATAAATATTTCACAACTACTTTTTGAACTGTGGAGTTCGAACTTGTTGTTGTGTTTGATTTATTCGTTCTTCTTGAGCAGCTGCTTGATCGCTGCGAATCTTGTTGATTCTGGATATCCATAATTTTCTAATGCGCAAGGGCATAGTGTAAATATCGTCAAATGACCATCGACCTTCTCCGGCCCACAATAGGTCAAATAATTGATTATGAAAATATACTTGATGTTCTGGCTTAAAACCAAAAAAGGTCAGCGTTAAATTGAAACATGGCGTCGTAGGTGTCTCCTTTTTCACCCGTCGCCGTTGTTTTATACTCCAGGCCTGGAGCTATATTTACTACGTGTTTTCTGAATTTTCGACTGTCAATAGCTTTAAAATCATATTTTAAATATTCTTCTATAGATGTTTCTTTGCTATCTCCATTTACAGAATAAATAGACATTTTTAAAAATGTTGATGTTAATTTGTCTGTTTTAATTTTTGCGGCATTTGTTGCTGATAAAAATTTATATTTTATTACGTCGTTTGTGCTATTAACTATGTATTCAAAACATCCATTTTCATCTGCAACTTCATCAAATGATTTAGCTTTTAATTTTGATAAATCTAATGTAGCAACTACTGATTCATTTGTTTTTGGATCTGTAACATGTACATCATATTCATTACCATATCCTAATATTCTAGCAGATATTACCAACCATTCTTTGTCTCCAGCTACTAGTTCATTGATATCGACATTAGGAGTCACAATCAATGCTTCTAATAGTTTATCAAAAATAATACCTTCATTAATATAACTGCTATTAGAAAGTATGTCTTCATCATATGCAGTCATATGACGCATTTCAACTTTACCAGAACTTAATACTGAAGTTTCCGGATATACTTTTCCTTGTGAAGGCAAATTTATTATGTTTGCTGGAAATTTGCTGTTTTGTTTTTGTTGTTCGTATTGTTTTTTTGCTAACTCAACGATTTGTTTATTGTCTAAACGATCAGTAACTCTACTCATATTATACCTTTATATAACTTTATTATAAATATATGTTCATAAAAAAAGTAGGGCTTTTGACCCTACCTTGATTATTACATTTTAGGCCTCGTGTCATGCCATGCCTGCCGGCGTCGTATCTTTATTAGAAGTTTAAGAATGCCCAATCGTAACGAAGTGTTACATCAATCATCACAACATCTTCGGTTGCCCAATCGTAACTTCCGAAATTGGTATTTTGAATATAAGCTCCTTTTAATATCCACTCTTCAACTTTTTCACCTAATGGAGAAAGTGATGTTAGTGTTATTTCTTTTTTATACATAGAAGAATAACCATTTCTTCCTGTTGCAGATTCGTGATGTAAACGAACCCAATCCATAACAGCTTGTGCTGCACTTGGAACTATAGGATCATATAATTGAATACCAATTGAATTCCATGCAGATTTTCCTTTCACATATCTTTTAACATTGATATGATCAAGTGTTATTTCACCATTTTCTAAACTAGGTTTAGCAGACGATTTAATCAAATAAGCAGGTATTCCTTCTACTTCCATGATAAATTGATGTTGTTTTTTTGGTTCCCACGAATATGCGTTGTTCCAAAAATTATTGTCAATACCATAGTCAGCAAAGTCTGTTCCTGGATTTGCGGTATTTAATCTATCTTCTAATGCCATATTGTATCCCTTGTATTTTTAATATAAATATAACGAAAAGTAAAAAAGGCAAGACCGAAATCCTGCCTTTTGTTTATTTTTTTAAATCCTATTCAGGAAATGCTGCACCCGTAGGCTGAATGTTAAAGTCTAATACTATAAATTCTGCAGTTCTGGTAGGCTGTAAAAATATTTGTCCGAACATAATATTTCTGTCTATTACGTCTGGCGTGTTATTTGATTCATCCATTACAACTCGGAATGCTGATAATCCTTGTTGTGCTCTTACTTGTTCTAAATAAGGATTCACAATACTCAAGAATCTTGTTCTGGTTGCTGATGTGTTTTGTTCGAATACTAAAAATTTTGTCGAAGAAGCAATAAACTTCTTAACTGCAATAAGTAAACGACGCACATTTACTCTGTCTAATGCACTTGGACGGGCTTGCAATGTCTTTTGTCCCCAAATACAAATACCTTCATTAGGGAAGTTTGCTATAGGATTAACACGATTCTCATACAATTCATCTCTGTTTGCTTGAGTTAAGTTTTTAAATGTTCCTATCGCAGTTGTTAATCCTCCTCGATTCAATCCAGCTGGTGCATACCATGGTGCGGTAACTGCATCATTAAATGCTAATACACCTGGCACGACAACAGATGGTGGCACAAATATTGGCTTGTTCTTTGCAGGATCTACAATTCTTACCCATGGGTAATATGTTGCTGCATAATTACTATCGATATTAGTTACTTGTTGAACTACGGTTTCGATATTATCTGTTAATGCGTTACTATCCATAACATAGAATGCATCTTGGCGATCTTCTACTAAGTTACGAGCTGCACTTGTTACTAATGGATGAAGACTATCAATTACTCCTGGAGTAATCAACATGTTCATATCATAAAAGTCAGTGTTGCTTAATACTGTAAATGCTTTATTATATGCTTTTGTTCCTGCTGTGGCAGTTCCGCTACAATCAAATCCGAATGTATTTGTTGCTTTTAAATTAGTTCCAGACAGTTTAGG